TTTCAATTTCTCTTTTTGATAAAGAAACAGTTCTGAAGCTTGCAGCAGTTTTTGTAGTTGTTTTAAATCCTTTTGAATACCCTACTGTTTTATCTAGAGTTCCATGGATTTTTACTGTCTTGTTATCGAAATCAATGTTTTCTTGTTTAATGGCAATGGCTTCACCAATTCGACAACCATTGTATGCCATGAATTCAGCAAGCAATCCTAGTCTATATGTATTCTTTGTTCTGTATAATTCATCCAGTAATCTTTTTAACTCTTCCTCTTCTAAAAATTTCTTTTCTGTCTTTTCTAATTCTTCGATTGTTTTTATTTGTTTTGGAAGTTTTGCTCGTCTTGCAGGGTTGTCTTTGATATATTCAAGATTAACCGCATAATCAAACGATAGGTTTAAAATCATTTTATAGCGCTCTAATTTTGAACGAGAAATATCTAGATCATTTAAGAACCGCTGGATATATTTAGTGTCTATATTCTTAACTTTAATTTCTGTATCGAATGCTTCCTTAAAATCATTCACGCTACTTGTAAGAGAGCTGATAGAACTACCTTTGATTTCTTTCTGGTAAAATGTCCACCATTCATCTAAAACGTGTTGGTAAGTCACATCTGTTGATTGTATGTTCTGTAAAGTTTCTTCTATACGTTCATCCAGTAATTTTTGTGCTTCCTTTTTCGCTCTGGCTGTTCCAGAGCTAAGCGTTACAGATACCCTCTTCAATTTTTCAGTGTACGGGTCTTTGTATCGCTCAAAAAATTTATACTTTCCATTGGGAAGTTCTTCCATCCACATTGCTTTTTTCCTCATTTCTTGGTAAAATGGGTATAGTAAAGAGGGCCTTTTAATGCCATTCTTTCTATACACAGTACATCCCACATTCTAGCTTGCAGGCGAGTGTGGGATTTTTTTTATAGTATTGCTGATAAGAAGTTATATAGAATAACCATCATCACAATAAATACAAGACAACCGCAACCGTATGAGCAACCTTCTGCTAAATCAAAATCAGTTGTTGTTTGGTTGTATATTTTATTGTATGCTGCACGTTCTGGATCTTTAATCCAACCGACACCCTTTTGTCCATAAAGGGGTGATGTGCCTGTTTTAATTCTTCTTTTTACTGCTCCAGTTGTACGTGCAGATACTCTCTTTTTGATATTCGGTGTGCGAGGCCCTATTTTCATAATCAATTCTTTCTCGTGCTCTCTATATTTTAAGCAATTTCTTGTAATTCTCTTTGAAATTGTTGCAAAGTCAAAACAGCCCAGTCTTCGTCATTTTTGTATCCTTGGACTATACTGAGGGCATAATACTCTTGGCAACTGCAATTATACATTAGAAAGTTCATCAAACGATTATGTAATGCAGGTTTTGACATTTGACTGAATTCAATAAGTTGTTTGAACGTCAATCCAGAATCTATATACTCAAGCAGTTTAAAGTCATTGAGAAATAAAATTGATGCAATGGTATTTGCTTCATTTTCTAGTGGAGCGATTTCAACTGGATAGGAATCGCTATAATTTGACGAAGTCTTAGATACTAGAACTTTATCATAAACAGAACTCATAAGGTGACAGTATATATGTGCTAATTCATGAAGAATTGTAAACATTACTCTCCCTTTGATTACGTCTTGATTGATGTAAACAACAAAGCGATTCTTTTCGAAATCTGGAATTGTCATTCCAGAACAAACATTGCAAAAGCTGGAATCAACCAATAGTAGAGAATTATTTGAAGTTAAATTATATTTAAGTTCTTGTTTTTTGTTTGGAAACCATTTGTACATTAAATCCGCTTCAAAGTAGACAAATAGAATATTAAACTTAGTTTCGAAAAATTCAATGATTAGGTCGAAAGTAATTTGAGAAATATGAATATCAAAATGATCAGATATATCCATAAGTAGTCTATTTGCGTTTTCATGATATTGTAAGTAAGTTTCTTTCGAGGGTCTTTTATATCGTTTCAAATAGGCACCTACTTCCAGAATGAATCATCTTTGACAAGATCACGAGCATTCTTCATCATGTTAATGAGAGCTTTATTGAAACGCTCTTTTTCATCATCGGACATATCCTCAGTTTCTTTTCGAAACATTATTAGAGTTTCAAGCTCTTGAGTGTTCATTAAATCGTCATTCGATGTGTAAGGATTCTTTGTTCTACCAAGTAAATAATCTACTGATACATTAAAGTAATCAGCTACCTTTTCAATTTTATCACCACTGGGAGTTGATGTTTCCCATTTTCTAAGGCTACCATTGCTAAAATCTAAATTTCTTTCCAATTCCGCAAGAGTAACCTTTCTATCGTTAGCTAATGAACGTATTCTATCTAAAATAGTCATGTGTAAAAACCTCCAAAAATAAGGCTTTACAAAATAATGTAAAATTTTCTATCAAAACTGTTGACAAATAGAAAATTTTCCTTTATACTTATTTTGTAAGCTAGTTGACCAGCTAACATAAAATATAAATAGAATAATCCGCCAAGATTTATGTTGTATCTATTTTATGATATAGCTGTATTTCTTATACCCTCATAATAGACTATTTTCTATTATTTGTCAACGAATAACGCTTATTTTCTTATAAAATTTTCTATTGAAAGGAGGTGTCAGAAGTGATTTATGACAGAATAAAAGAAATTGCTTCAGAAAAGGGAATTTCGATTTATAAAATCGAGAAAGATCTCAATTTAGGCAATGGGGCAATCAGCAAATGGAATATCAGTTCACCATCTGCTATTACTCTAAAATCGATTGCAAATTATTTAAATGTTCGTCTTGAACAGTTATTGGAGGAATAATATGGAAATAACTATTATTAACGAGCAGGAAGTTCTCGGAAAACACTTCACAGTATATGGTACAGCAGATGAACCACTTTTTCTTGCAAAAGATGTGGCAGAGTGGATTGAACATAGTAAGCCATCAATCATGATTGACACAGTCGATGAAGACGAAAAGCTGAGGGAAACAATCTTTACCTCAGGTCAAAATAGGGAAGTTTGGTTCTTGACAGAGAATGGTCTCTACGAAGTTCTTATGCAATCACGTAAGCCACTGGCGAAAGCGTTCAAGAAAAAAGTAAAAGAAATCTTGAAATCGATTCGTAAACATGGATTATACGCTATTGATGATTTGTTGGACAATCCTGATATGGCAATCGCAGCACTTCAAAAACTCAAGGAAGAACGTCAATTACGTTTACAAGCACAAGAAGAAGTGGCTCAAAAGAATCAAATTATCCAAGAACTACAACCGAAAGCAACATACTACGACTTGGTCTTGCAAAATAAAACACTTGTACCAATTTCAGTAATCGCTAAAGATTACGGAATGAGCGCTACGAAGTTGAATAAAATCTTGCATAAACTTAAAGTACAGTACAAGCAAGGTAGCACTTGGCTTTTATATCAGAAGTACGCTAGTAAAGGTTACACTCAGTCAAAAACTCATACAATTGATGCAGATTATAGCAAGATGCATACTTACTGGACTCAAAAAGGACGATTGTTTCTTTATGATCTTCTTAAAAATAAAAAAGGAATTTTGCCATTGATTGAGCAACAAGAAGTGGCTTAGTTCACAAAAAAAGCACCTGACAGAATCAGGCACTTACTAAAATTTTCAATTTAATTATATCACAGAAAGAGAGGAAAAGCTATGGAAATTACCTACAAGCCAGTAGGGATAAATGAAAAAGCTACTCATGGTGATTATGAACATCTCTGTCAGATGTGGGAGGGGTTGACGGTTTCAACTCTCAAGACCTGGGCAAAAGAAATGCGAGATCATCCAGACTTTAAGCAGTTCATTGACAATCCAACTCATAAGTTAGTGTTTATCAATTATGAAGGTTTTCGATTATTTGTTAAATGGAAAAGCAGAAATCGTTATCGAACCAAAAAAGAAACACTATCAGAGATGTTGGAAAACTTGAAGAAAGAAAAACAATTCGGAGTTTCAGCATGAAACTACTAGAGGTATAAAATATGACAGAACCTAACATTTTAAGCCAACTATTCGGTGTATCAATAATTTTTATCGGTATTTTTGCAATCATGCTTTTTACTTGTCGATATGAAGACAAGCAAGAAACAAAAACAACAATCATCATTGAAGAAGCAGAGGATTTCAGAGAAGTCGCTCGAAGAAATCTAAAAAAATGTGACAGAAAGTCAACTTACGACACACAGCCACCTATCGGTCTATCATCAACTATTGACGACTTACCATCAAACTTGAAGATGTGTGTTGAAGATTATGACAGGCTCGCTCAGGACTACCAGGAAGAAGCAAACAACAATGATTCTTTAAAAAGACAAAATGCAAGTCTTTTGGAAGAAAACGGACGCTTACTCTACAAAGAAATGACAATGGATTTTCGTAAAAATCAAAGGAAGTGGGGAGCACGAGCATGACAGTCAGTCGCAACATGAACGAGATGGAAATTCGTGTGCTAAATATGATCATCAACTCTGCAACGTTTGACCTACCAATTCAAGCGAGTGAAATTCGTATCGAAACTGGACTTTCAAAACGTAAGTTAGAAGAAGTCATTGAGAGTCTTAGAGTTAACTTTGGTCAACCAATAGTTGCTAAAAAAACTAAACCTAATGGTTACTACTTACCAAAAAGCGAGGAAGAAAGACAAGCAGGTCTTACTCCTTACCGTAGGCAGATTTTAACAGAGCAGAAGAACCTTGCAGCAGTCATGAGCATTAATTTAGAAAAATATTGGGAGAACAGTGCATGAACGAAGAATTAAGAGTATTACCTCATGACTTAGTTGCTGAGCAATCTGTTCTTGGTGCCGTCTTCATCTCTCCTGATTCTATCATCACACTTGCAGATGTATTAACTCCAGATGATTTTTACAAACCTGCTAACAAAATTGTATTTAAAACAATGCTCTCTCTACTTGAAAAAGGAGAGCCAATAGATGCTACAACAATGGTGTCTGCTCTCACGAATCAAGGCGATATTTCAAATATTGGTGGCATTAACTACGTTGTTGAACTAGTCAATTCAACTCCAACATCCAAAAACGTAGAGCATTATGCAAAGCTTGTTAAAGAAAAAGCAAATCTGAGAAAAGTAATTGCTGAACTATCTGAATCACTTTCTAGTGCATATCAGGGAGATATTTCAATCAATGAAATCATCGAAAAAACTGAAAAATCAATTCTTGATATCAGTAATCAAAATGTTGGAAATGGTTTTCGCAATGTCGCAGATATCATTGATACTCACATGCAGATTGTAGAAAAGCGCTCCGAAACAGATGGAGTTGTAACAGGATTATCTACTGGATTTGTCGGTTTAGACAAAATCACAACAGGACTCCATGAAGATAATTTAATCATTCTTGCTGCACGTCCAGCCATGGGTAAAACCGCACTAGCTCTAAATATTGCTAAACATATAGCTACAAAAGAAAAAAAGCCTGCAATTATCTTTTCGCTTGAAATGGGAGCAGAAGATTTGATTGAACGCATGATTGCATCTGAAGGCACTGTTCCAGCTTATCATTTAAAGACTGGTAATCTGAATGCAGATGAATGGAGACGAGTCATCCAAGCGCAAAAAAACCTCTATGATGCACCTATCTTTGTAGATGATACTGCTGGTATTCGCATTTCAGAAATACGGTCGAATGCAAGAAAACTTTCTCAAGAAATGGGAGGTCTTGGTGTTATCGTTATCGACTACTTGCAACTAATAACTGGTTCAAAAGGAGAGAATCGTCAACAAGTAGTATCTGAAATTTCAAGAGAATTGAAGATACTAGCAAAGGATTTAAAAGTACCTGTCATTGCTCTATCACAATTAAGCCGTGCAGTTGAACAGAGACAGGATAAACGACCAATGCTTGCAGATTTGAGAGAGTCTGGCTCGATTGAGCAAGATGCCGATATTGTAGCTTTCTTATATCGTGAAGCCTATTACCAAAAAGAACAAGCGGACAGTCAGGAAGCAAATAACGTAACAGAACTGATCTTAGAAAAAAACCGTCATGGAAGTCTAGGAACAGTTAAACTGTATTTCCATAAAGAATACACAAAATTTTCAAATATATAGGAGTAGTATATGGCACAACGAAGAATGTTTAGTAGAAAAATTACTGAAACCGACCGTTTTCTTGAAATGCCACTATCATCACAAGCTCTCTACTTTCATCTAAATATGGGAGCAGATGATGAGGGTTTTATTGACAAAGCCAAGACAATTCAACGAACCATCGGAGCAAGCGACGATGACATGAAATTACTAATTGCAAAAGGATTTATTATCCCATTCGATAGTGGAGTAGTTGTCATTAGACATTGGAGAATCCACAATTATATCAGATCAGATAGATTTCAATCAACATTGCATCAGGATGAAAAAACTCAACTAGAGTACGACCACTCAAAAACAGCTATGTTAAAACCTTTAGAAAATGTCATACCAAATGGATACCATTTGGATACACAGGATAGGGTAAGTAAGGTTAGCTTAGATAAGGATAGCTTAACTACCTATACTGAAGAAGATGAAGTTATCCCTTACAAAGAAATTATTGAGTACCTCAACACAAAAACTGGAAAGAATTACAGAGACAATGTTCAAAAAAACAAGTCTTTAATTAAAGCCAGATGGTCAGAGGGATATAGACTCGATGATTTTAAACAAGTCATTGATAACACAGTCACAGATTGGTCAGGTACCAAGTACGCAAAATACTTACGACCTGAAACTCTCTTTGGAACAAAATTTGACAGTTATTTAAATCAAGGAAAAGTGGTTAAAAGAGAAAAGAAAACAGACGAAAGGCTAGGTTTTTAAATGAAACATTTCAGAACTACAACCGTCCTTGATGATACATGTGAAATCCATGGATGTCATCTATGGTCTACAAAAATACCAGTTAAAGGTAAGGTTGAAGAAATCAGTCAATGCCCTGAATGTGAAAAAGAAAATATTCGACTTTTTGAAAAACAGTTGAATATGGAAGCTGAAGTTAAAAGCAAGTTATCAGATACCTATGATGTATTCTATCGCGATAGCATCGTTTCAAACAAGCTTGCCAGCAAGTCATTACATGATTATGAAATTCGTGTAGATATCGACGAAAAAGCAATTAATTTTGTAAAGCGTTTGGAAAGAGAATACGCAAAAGGAAGAACAGGGAATGCAATTATTACTGGCCCTTCAGGAGTTGGCAAGAGCCATCTTACTTATGGATTTGCTCGTTTTATCAATGAACAATTCAAGTCCTATGATGAACCAAAAAGCGTGCTCTTTGTGTCAGTTGTGGCCTTGTTTGACAAGATTCGTGAAAGTTTCGAGTTTGAAAATGGCTATTCAGAAGCTAAGATGGTTAAGCTGCTATCAGAAGTAGATTTCCTATTTTTAGATGATCTTGGAAAAGAAAGTCGTAAAGCTGATACAAAGCGGAATGAATGGGCACATCAAATTTTATTCAAGATTTTGGATAATCGGACAAATACCATTATCAACACAAACTTATCGAGCGAAGAAATTAAAGAACTTTACTCAGACGATTTTGGCAACGGTGCTCTATCTAGTCGAATTTTTGAAGGAGCAACAGGTAAATGTTTTGTATATCCATCCAGTATGAAGGATAGGAGATACTGATGTTGACCTTATATTTTGTCTACAACGGACATTGTAGGCTATTTATTGGAGAGTACAACAATGTTGATGACCTTATCGAAGACATGAAAGACCATCAATGGGCACACTCTGGGATAACTAGACCACATTTCACAAAATACATTAAAAAGGATAGCGTCAGATTTGATTATGGCGCAAAAGATTGCTACTACCTAGCAGTCAAATAGGAGGTAAGAATGATTAACAATGTAACACTCGTAGGAAGACTGACACGAGATCCAGAGTTGAAATACACACCATCAAATATTGCAATTACAACTTTTAACCTGGCAGTCAATCGTAATTTCAAGGGAGCAAACGGAGAGCGAGAAGCTGACTTCATCAATTGTATGATTTGGAGAAAACAAGCTGAGTTGCTTGCTGAATGGTGCAAAAAAGGAAATCTTGTAGGTATTACAGGGCGCATCCAAACTCGTAGCTATGATAATCAGCAAGGTCAACGTGTATATGTGACAGAAGTAGTTGCTGAAACTTTCCAATTACTTGAAAAACGTGATAATTCTGCAAACCAATCAAACATCGAAGAGCAGATGCCAGCAAGTTTCGGAACTACCAATCCTTTGGATATTTCAGATGATGACATGCCATTTTAGGAGATAGATCATGAACACAATTAAACAAGCAAGGATTGAAGCTTTGAAACATTCAATTGAAATAACAGAACAACGTATTGAAGAAACTAAAGAACCATGCTTACCAAGATATAGACATATCCGTTCTGCTGAACGTGACCTTTTGAGGAAGAAGCTGAAAGGATATCAGAGAGAGTTGAAGGAGTTGGAAGGATGAATAATAAAGAGTTACTGAAAGAACTTGAAAAGAAAATGGCTAGATATGGATATTGTGATACACAGACACACATAGGACTTTTTATCAAAGAATATGAAGCCTTAACAAAAGACGAAAAGCCGATCAGACTAAAAGACGTTATCAAACGCATTCAAGGATTTGACGACGAAACGAAGTTAAAATGGACGTATGACATTTTGAAAGAACTTGGAAGCGATTTTGGTTCAAAAATGTTTCATGAAGGATATAAACAAGGCAATTTTGAGGGAGCATGGGTTGGTAATCAATTAAAAGATGCTGATAAGATTCGACAAGAATTGAATAAAGTGCTTCTACCTAGTTTTATAGATGACTGGATTTTTAAATGTCAACTTTTAAATGATTTTAGTTTACGTTCTGCACTTGATAGTACTACTATTCATCTCTATGCTAAGAATAGTGAAGTAGTGAAGAAATGGCTTAATGACAGAAAGAATCAAGAACTTTTTGCCAAAGCTTGGTTGACTGACTACGATGCTGAGAAAGAACCAAAATACAAAGTCAAGGTAAAAAATACAGATGATTATCTAAATGAAACAGAAATTGGATTTCATTTTTTTAACAATAGTAAAAAAAATAAAGAATTTACACGAAAGGAACTAGAATATTCCGATTTTGCTTGGGTGCTCGATTGCCCAGGAATTGAACTTGAGGAGGTAACGGAATGAACAAGCAGTTTGTTTTGGAATTAAAGAAGTTGATGAATTGTTTTCCTGAATCATACATAAATCGTAACCTTGAAGTAATTCTTATACCTAAAACCAACACTTACTTTTCTCTCGTCGGTTGTGGCACAAAGAAAGACATAATTGCAAAAGTCTTGATGTGGTGTACTAGAGATATAGATAAAGGTGAGCCTTATCAACAACGAAAACGAAATATAGACTTTTATGTGGACAATCGCGATCGTTTAAGAAAATATTTAGGTGCAGATATCAATGTGCATGTGGTTTATAATCGCTTAGGAAATGGAATTAACAAAGAACTCACACACAAATTTATTGAAAGTGGTTTTGATATGAATTTACTTTATAAGGAGGTAACGGAATGAAAAGAAAGAACTATATTGTTTTTGTCAGGCATTTAAAATCAATAAAAGATTTAGTAGATTTTTATGAATATATTGCAGGCTCAAAAGTTTGTGGAATTGCTATTTATTTACTTTTAATCATTTGTTCGCCTTTCATCGCTTTGCTATTCCCGATCGCATACATAGAGCATTGTTTTTATAAAAAAAGATTTATTAGACAATGTGTTGAATACGACTGGTGTTCAAAGGAATATCTTGAAGAGGTTGTTGATATCAGAAAAGATGATTTTAAGGAGGTGGAGTGATGATTATCAAGAATTACAAATATGATTATTCAGGTGGCAGAATCTACTACATAATTGATGTTGATGGCTATGAAGTAGCCATGGAACATACAAAGACAGAGTACGGGAGTGTACAAAGAAATGATATTGATGATTTCTTGGGTACGGTCGAGGAATACGACTTTCAAGAAGCTGAGATGATTGAAGCATTCGTTGACTTTCAAAATGATTTGCTCTTAGATGGAATTGGTTTTGAATTGAGAAATGAGGTGCAGTGATGGAAGAAATGAAAAGAGAGTTTGCAGGTAAATTGTACAGAAAAGCTTGTGAAATTGCAGAGTTTTATGAAGAGCAAATGGATAGTGAAGACGATAACGAGGTATTTGATATTGAAGAATGCTTAGTAGAGTTATGTCAGCTAGTTTTTGACGAAATGATTTTTTGCCAAGCAGCAGTGTCGAGAACATACTTCGCAACATTGCCAACAGACACTCCTCATATTATGAGTGAAGCAAGAAAAGAATTGCCTTTTAAACCAAAGCAGGAGGTGGAAGATGAATAAACAGGAATTGATAAAGAAATACAAAAGACTTGAAGGGGTATGGGATGCTGAAGGAGCAGAAATCGCTCGTCGAATTTTTCTACTAGACTTGTACCAACTAGACGAACCGCAGAAAGTCGTAGTACCGCAGTTTGTGGCGGATTGGATTGAGGAATGTAACGCAAAAAGGAAAAGTTTGCTTGGAGCTCTATTATACACGCCAGAGGGAGTCAATAGCTGGGTGGGTAACTCAGAAAACCAAGAAACATTCGCTCGTGCATGGCTTGACGGGTACGAGGTCGAGAAAGAACCAAAGTATACGGTTAGGGTGAAAGGAGTTTCTGGATATTGTCAATATCTCAATCAACTATTATCATCCAAAGAATATTTTTTTGCATCAATAAACGAAATCAAAGGGTATAGAACCAAGCACACCCGCAAACAATTAGAAGAAGCAGGCTTTGGTGAAGTGTTTAATAGTCCTTTGTTTGAAGTTCAGGAGGTGGAGTGATGTCTCTAAATAAAACACGAAAACGATTGATTATGAAGTTTCGTAGAATGTATAACAGTTACCCAATAGGTATTAAATTAAGCACAGATGGAGGAAATACTTTCTCAGCTTTGGGGAGCATTGTTGAAACTTTTATCCCAGATGCTAGTGTTGTAAAATCTGGAAACATTAAAGCAAGTAAATTACAATCTGATGAAGTTGATTTTAGAAACTTTGAAATAACCATTAGCCAAGGATTCACTAAAGAAGAATGGAATGAATTGAACGGTGGTGTTTTGTGATGATGAATATGAAACGCTTTTTAATCGGCTATGCTTTGCTTACTACTTGCTTGTTGTTTATGCAACGCAGTCAGCTAGATAAACCCTTGTTAGTCTATCACGCTGATAGCAAATACGCTATCACTGGTAAGGTGGAAGCTAAGAAGAAAATCGGAAGTCTATTCACTATCACGGTTAACGGGAATGTTTTCGTGGTTAGTGAGCAGAAATATAATGATGCAGAAATAGGAGATGAGGTAACACTATGAAATACAAAGTAAGAGTCAACGGTAAAGAAATTGAATACGGTGCACTAGTTGAAAAATCACATTTTTCAGACGAAGAATGGTCTGCTATTTATGCAGAGATTGCAGAAGAAAATTACCCAGAAATTTTTGAAAAAAGAAAATCGGATACTGCATTTATTGACACGCTTGGTGCTTTGACTTCACTAGAAGAACGATACGAAGCATTACTAGAGCTACTGCCACAAGATCAATTCTATCGCGCTGGCACTCATCCAAAATGGGTAGCAGATGCAGTAGCAGAAAACACTCTGAACAAAGTGGATACACAATACGATGTGTCTGTTTTAATTGAACGATGTGAAACTCTAGAGGAATTGAAGAGTGAGCTGACAGAATACTTTGATTTAGAAGAAATGTAGGGCAAAACATGAACACACTAGAAAATGTAAAGCAATGGTTTATTGATCGCGATTTAGAAAACGGTGGACGATTAGATAAACAGTCACTCAAGCTCAGTGAAGAATTTGGAGAGCTATGCGCTGGATATCTCAAGAAGAATGAGCAGTTAACCAAGGATAGTATCGGAGATTGTGCAGTCGTGATTGTAGGTCTAGCCTTGCTCATCAAAGAAGATGTGAATCAGATTTTTAAAGAGTCTAATGGTTTACGGAAGAAAGAAATTACAGAGACATTAGTCTCAATCAATGCAAACATCAGTGAATTTCAACTGTCACAAGGATTTGCAAGTAAGGAAATGTGCAGACACAATCTAGTCCGCTGCATTGGTTATCTGAAAAATCTTGGATATGACTTTGATGAATGCTTTGAACTAGCATACCAGGAAATTAAAGATCGTAAAGGTCGCTGGATTGATGGTAGTTTTGTCAAAGAGGAGGATTTGCCAGATGATACCAAAATTTAGAGCGTGGATAAAAAAAGAAAAATGTTTCGCTGACGAAGTAAAAGCTATTCGACCACGGTTGTATGAAATCGATTTGTGTTGGAAAGGCACTTGGGATTATGATTGCTTTAGCTTAGATGATGTCATCCTCATGCAGTCAACAGGCTTGGTTGATAAGAATGACCAAGAAATTTTTGAGGGGGATGTACTAAAAAGCAATAAATACATAACAAGCGTATTTTATGAAGATGGTGCTTATTGTGTGAAGTTCCGTCGAACACCAAACACTACGGTAACTATGAATGTGATAAGTTTTATTGAAAAATATAAAACTAGAATTGTAGGTAATATCTACGAAAACCCAGAACTTTTGGAGGTTGAAAAATGAAACCAGAACAAATTGACAACGTAAACAAACCAAGTCACTATCAAGGTTCAAAAGGTCTTGAAAGTATTGAAGTGATTGATAACTTTATTGGTGACTTACCAGGCAAGGCTGCATGGTGTTGGGGCAACACAATTAAATACTTACTACGCTTCCAAAAGAAGAACGGCCTTGAAGACCTAAAGAAAGCTAGAAAGAACCTTGATTGGTTGATTGAGGAGATGGAGAATGGGAACTAAATCTTTTTCAAAACAACTGAGAATGTGGAGAGTTGAAAATAATTTGACACAAAAACAAGCAGGAGAATTATTCGGAGTTTGCGGAGTGACGATTTCTTGTTGGGAAACAGAGAAGACAACTCCAGCAAACCGTTTGAAATTGATTGTATGTCAGAAGATTGGCTATGATTTCAAAATAGACAATAATTCTTTTGGTTCAATTATCCGTCGGAAACGACTTGAACTTGGATTGTCCCGCAAAGAGCTCGCTGATGAAATTGGGTATAGCGAGTACTCAGTCAATCGTTGGGAAAACAATCTAGCAAAACCATTTGACAGTACTCTAAAAGATATATGTGATTTCTTTGGATTGAATACTAAAGACTTCAAGCAATGGAGGTAGAATTTGGTAAAAAAGAATTTAGCAAAAGCACGGAGAGATTACCTTGAGTTTGAACTTGATGATAAATACCTAAAGATTGACAAACTTATTGGTCAGCGTAGACATGAATTAGAACGATTGTACGAAGTGAAACATCTAACTGTTCCTGGAATTGATGATACAGGAGGCAGTGGTAGCGGAACTTTCGTAAACAGGTCAGAGAACCTAGCAGTAGCATATGCAAGTGATCCAATGATTTTACGATTAGAAAATTTACAAAATGCTATAACAAAAACACTAGAGAATTTAGAGCCAGACGACAAAAAAATCTTTTATCTTCGTTGGGGTGAACATACAGGATATGACTGGATTCAAGTTTGGCATATAATGGAGAGTGGTGATACAGGTTATCTGTATAGACATAGCAAACAAATTTATAGAAGGCGTGAAGTTATTTTGGATGCGTTAGCAAGTCTACTCTTTATGTAAAGTTGTCAAAAAAACATATAGAATTGACAAAAAGAAAGTAGTAAACTAATATCATGAAGAAAAAAGGCAGAGAGAACCTCTGCTTTTTTTGTGCACTAAAAAGGAGGTGAGGATATGTGGTAGTTGTTGAACCAATTAGAAATAGAGATGATGTTCAACTTATGATTGAATGGCTAACTCTACATAGCGCAGTCAAAGAATCAGATAGACAACGAAACCTCATGCTCTTCTTATCTGGTGTTAACTTAGGATTTCGTATTGGAGATATCGTCAAACTTAAAGTGAAACACGTAAAAGGTTGGCACGTCCAGATTATCGATGAAAAGACAGACAAACCAACTAAAAGAAAAATGCCCAAGAAATTCAAGAATGCTATGAGGCAGTACATTAAAGACAAGAAGGATGAGGATTTTCTCTTTCCAAGCAGAAATGGGAAACATCAACATATCAAACCTAACACAGCATACAAGATCATAAAGAAGGCTGCTGAAGAAGTTGGTTTAGAAAACATAGCTACTCACTCAATGAGAAAGACCTTTGGTTTATTTATGTATGAACAAACCAAGGACGTAGCGTTAATTATGGACTTGCTCAACCATTCAAGCCAGAGTATTTCTTTACGATATATTGGTAAAAATCAAGATTCACAAGACAGAGCCATGACTAAGTTTCAAGGCTTTTAATTTTTTAATTTAATAATCAATTCATTGTTTTGAGGTTATGATGATTTCATTTCACACATACGAGATAAGTGCTTGATAAATCTGAATTATTTTGTATGTAACGAATTCACTAGAATATGTAAAACAAGGAATTGAGAGAGTGAAAATAAAGGAGGTTACATAATTATGAAAGGTATTTTTAAAAGGCTATTTAATAAAACAACCAATAGACAAAAGCCATTAGGAGAAATGGTAATCTGTGTTGAAATCGAAAATAATTCAGAGTTTCGTGAACTTGCTAAAGAGACAGCTGAAGCACTTAATTATTTAAACCATTGCCTTGACAAACTTAATGAGTTTGAACTGAAAGTTTCTACATCACGGAAATGATTGAAGTTTCAACCAGAGCAGACAGAACAGAGTTTTATAATTCAAGAGACTGGAGAGAACTTCGGAAGTTAGCACTCGAACGTGATCATAACGAATGTGTTTGGTGTAAAGCTGAAGGAAGAACCACAATCGACAACCTTGAGGTTGACCATATCAAGGAGCTAGAGTTCTATCCAGAGTTTGCTCTTGATATAGATAACCTTAGAACATTATGTAAGGAGTGTCACAATAAGAGACACGGACGCTTTCAGTTCCGAAAATCAAAAAAAATGCAAGATAAGAATTTCAGGATCGATGAATTTTGGGGAGAATAACACCCCCCGGTCAAAAAAATCGAGTCTTTTAAAGGTTTTGGGAACCGGTGGGAGGGGTCAACTGTCCAAATTTTTAACGAAAAATTAAAAGGGGTGGGGGGGTAATGGAAGAATACTCAGAAAAAAATATAAAAGAATTAGAAAATCAGCTACTTTCTAAAATCGGCTATTTTAGTCCTAGAAAAAAGGATGCGATCCAGTACGAAAAAGTGAATCGTTATCTTTATCTCGTCAGGCTACTCTATGAGCTGAAAGCCAAACTTCATGAAGACGGATTGGTCATTACAGTACACAACGGACAACAAAGATTCCAAAAAGCCAATTCTCTTATCAAGGAAATCAATACAACAAGCAATCAGCTACTAGCCATTGAGCGCTCGTTTGATTTTGAGGTAGAAAATTCTCCTGTTGAGAAAATTGGACCAGGAAGTGAACTGTTATGATTTCTCATCCGCTTGTTGATGAATATATCGAACTGGCAGAGAAAGGTAAAATTGTTGTCAATCATGAAAGAAAGTTGCTGTTTAAAATCATCAAAGAGAAAATATACACTCGTGATGATTTATACTTCGATAATGAATTAATCGATAAGTTTATAAGATTTGCAGAAAAGAACTTTTTTCCTCTTGCTAAATATCAGCTATTCTTAACTCCATTCATTTTTCTATTTAGAAAATCAGATGGAGAACCTCAATTTGATGAATACCTCTACACACTTGCTCGTGGTGGCGGTAAGAATGGTTTTATGTCAGCAAGGGATAATTTCTTCATCAGTCCTTTATATCCAATCAGAGACTACGATGTAACCATCACAGCCAATTCTGAGAAACAAGGTAAAGTTTCCTTTGAGGAAGTTTATGAAACAATCCAAAGAAGAGGATTAGAGGACCATTTCTATTTAACTAAGATGTCAATCATAGGTCGAGCAAATAACTCAGTCTTTTCTTTTAGGACAAACAATCCTAAAACAATGGACTCAGCTCGTGATGGTTGTTTAGAATTTGACGAGATACACCAGTTTGAAAATGACTCAGCGGTTAAAATTCAAAGGTCTGGTCTTGGTAAAATTGCTCATGCTCGGACATTTTACAACGGTACAAATGGCCATGTTCGTGAGGGGTTCTATGACAAGATGATAGAGAAATCTATGCAAATCTTGAATGGAGAAGTAGAAGATTTTAGATTATTCCCTTTTATCTGCAAACTAGATGATGCAGCAGAAGTGGATGACATGAAGAACTGGTCAAAAGCAAATCCAATGCTGGATGAAACAACACCTTACGCAAAAAGACTACTTGCTCGCACAAAAGCTGACTATGATGATCTCGAACTTGAACCGTCTGGAAGACAAGAGTTTATGACAAAACGAATGAACCTTCCAGAAGCAGACCTTGAAAAAGATGTTACATCTCGTGAGAAATTAGTTGCTTGCTTACGTGAACCAGGAATCGAATTAAAAGGTCGGTCATGTGTTGCAGGGTTCGACTATGCGAGTATTCGAGATTTTGCAAGTGTCGGTCTATTATTTAAAAATGGCGATGATTTTATTTGGAAACAACACTCATTTGCTCGAAAAGCATTCTTAAACGCATTCAAGCTTAAAGCTCCTATTCAAGAGTGGGCAGATAAAGGTTTATTTACGATTGTGGATGGTCCTAGTATCGACCCTCGCTTATTGGTTGAAAAATTAAATGAATGGAGCAGAGACTATCAAATAGAGCTAGTATGTGCTGACGGTTTTAGAATGGACTTGTTAAAACCACTTCTTGAAGAAGCAGGATTTGATTATGAGTTTTTAAGAAATCCAGGAGCGATTCAATCTAAAGTAGCACCAATCATTGAAGATGGTTTTGCAAATGAAAGGTTTATATTTGAGAATGATAACTCAATGATTTGGTATACAGATAATACTTATGTCAAGGAGGATAAAGACGGGAATAAACGTTTCTTGAAGAAAGAACCTGTCAGAAGAAAGACAGATGGATTTCATGCCATGATTGCAGCGCTCTATAAACGAGAATTGATACAAGAATCAAATGTAAGTGAATTTCTCGATGTGCTGACAGATTGGAATTATTAATTTTTGGGTGGGTGGTAGGCAAAGTAATTAAAGAAAGGAGGATGTGCCTTGGGATGGCTAAATTTATTTAAGCGCGAAGTACCAGAACCTGGTTTTGAGTTTGAAGAACTGGAAAGAATGTTTGGTAATCTTTACTTGAAAAGTCTTGCAGTTGATAAGTCAGCTGAGTTTATCGCTCGTATCTTTGCAAAGTCTGAGTTTAAATATCTTGAAAAAGATAAGGCGAAGCATTCCGATTGGAATTATTTGCTAAATGTCAGACCTAACAAAAATGAATCAGCTTCAGATTTCTGGCAGAAGGTAGTATACCGACTGATCACAAAGAATGAAGTTTTGATTTTCTTGACAAAAGATGACCAACTACTTGTAGCTGATTCTTACATACGTACCAAGTACGCTGTATTTGACGATGTATTCGAGTCTGTCACTTGCAGAGGTTATACATTTGAATCTCGTTTCAAAATGAGCGATGTCATTTTCTTACAGTACAACAATAATAGACTTCAAGAGTATGTATCAGACTTGTTTACAGATTACGAAAAACTTCACTCAAGAATGGTTGATGCGATAGCTAGAAATAATCAAATACGTGGGATTTTAAATACCAAAACAAATGGTAGTTTTGACAAAGAAAAACTAGAAAATTTAAAATCTTATGCAGATTTGCTCTTTAAGTCATTCAGCAATAAAACCATTGCAATCGTTCCATCTCAATCAGGGATGGAATATTCAGAGTTGACGAATACAACAGGAACATCAACGATGTCAGTTGACGAATTAAAAAAAATACGTAGACAGTCAGATGATGAAGTTGCTGAAATTTTGGGAATTCCAACCGCTTTGTTGCATGGTGAAATGGCTGACTTAGAAAACAGTCGTAAGATGTTTAATAGCTTTTGCTACCAATCACTAGTGAAGAAAATAAGCGATGCTTTAAATTATTCAATACTTTCAAGAAGCGCCTACAATGACAATAAACGATTCGTAATTGTCGGAGAAGGTCAGAGAGATAAATTTGCTCTTGCTGAAAGTATCGATAAGCTAGTTTCATCTGGTTCAATGCTCATTAACGAGGTTCGTGCAGAGCTTGGCCTTGAAGCCGTACCATGGGGCGACAAGCCTCTAATCACCAAGAATTATCAACTTGGTGAAATAGAAGAGAAAGGAGGTACGGAAGTAGATGAAGATAATTCAGATTAAAGGGACGATTATTTCTAACGACGAACGTTGGATTTATGACTGGTTCGAGTGGGAAGCTACTGCACCAAAAGATGTTATCCTTCCTGAGACTGGTGAACCGATTGAGGTTCATATTAATTCAGGTGGTGGAGATGTCTATGCAGGTAGTGAAATCTATACTGCTCTACGCTCATATCAAGGCGATGTAACTGTTAAGATTGTCGGCATTGCAGCAAGCGCAGCAAGTGTGATTGCAATGGCAGGAGATACAGTTGAAATCAGTCCTACTGCTCAAATCATGATTCACAATGTATCATCAAAGGTAAGTGGAGACCACAACACTCTACTTCATGAAGCAGGAGTTCTGGAAGGATTTAACAAATCCATCGCAAACGCTTATGTTCATAAGACAGGTAAAGCGCTAGACGAATTACTTGAACTAATGGATAAAACAACATGGTTTGATGCAGAATCAGCTTTGAACCATGGATTTGTAGACAAAATTATGTTTACAAACGAATTTGCACCTACTTTAGTAGCTAGTGAAACTCCTATGATTCCAAGTGATTTTATTGATAAGATGAAGTCAGCAATGACTCCAGATATTGATAAAATCGCTGAGCTGGTAGCTAATAAGCTAGAAGCTCGACAAATCGCAAAAGAGACTTTTGAAAATAGCGAATTTGTACAGAAAAAATTCAATTTTCCAGAAAGTCCAGAAAATAACACTGACAAGACTGTTCCAAAAGGGTTCGGTCTTTTTATGTTTTAAGAAAGGAAACACAACATAATGACAATGAAATTATCTAATGAATTTGAAACACAACGTCAAGCATTCTTGAACGCTGTATCAACTGGAGCACCTCAAGAAGAGCAAGCCAAACTTTACATTGACATGATTGAGTCAATGAGTAATGAAATGATGGCTCAAGCTCGTGACGCTGCTCGTGAAGAAGTATCTACTTTGAACCCATACGATGCTAAACTTACCGCTGAAGCTCGTGAGTTCTTCAATGATATTGAAAAAGCTGCACCTAAGGGAGTTGAAAAACTCTTCCCACAAGAAACTATTGATCGCATCTTTGACGACATGATTCAAGCTCGTCCATTGCTTCAACATATCGGTCTCAAAAACGCTGGTATCCGTTTGAAATTCCTTAAATCAGAGCAAACTGGCCAAGCGCTTTGGGGCAAAATCAACGGAGCAATTCAAGGACAACTTAAACAGGAATTTAAAGACGAAGAAACAATTCAAAACAAATTGACCGCCTTCGTTGTAATTCCAAAAGATGCCGAAAAATTTGGTCCAGCTTGGTTGCAATCATTCGTATCTGCTCAAATCACAGAAGCATTTGCAGCAGCACTCGAAGCAGCATTCTTGAATGGTGACGGTGATAACAAACCAATCGGTCTTTCTCGTACACTTACAGGTACTGTTGCAGGTGATAAGACAACTTACGCTGAAAAGACAGCACAAACTGGAAAACTTACATTTGCTGACTCAGCAACAGTAGTAAAAGAATTGACTAAGGTTTACAAATACCACTCAACAAAAGCAGACGGAACTACTCCAGTCGCAGTTGAAGGCAATCTTGTAATGGTTGTTAACCCAGCTGATGCTTGGGATGTGAAGAAACAATACACTTCATTGAATGCTCAAGGTGTATACATTACTGCTATGCCTTACAACCTTATCTTGGTTGAATCAGTAGCGCAAACAGCTGGTAAAGTCACTACATTTGTTAAAGGGCGTTACGATGCCTTTGTAGGTGGTGGAATTGAATTTGGTCGCTTCACAGAAACTTACGCTCTTGAAGACTTGAACCTCTACACTGCTAAACAATTTGCTTACGGTAAAGCACACGACGAAAAGACTGCTGCAGTTTGGACTTTGCAACTCCCTCAAGCTTAATTTAGGGGTTAGATCATGACTTCAGAAGTAGAACTTCATCCACTCCTTAAACCTTTCAAGGAGCGGATGAGGATTTTTCATAGTGGAGAGGACAAGAACCTCTCACGGATGTTGGAAAGCTCTGAAGCTAACATCCTTAGCCTTGTTGGAAGTCAGCGTCCAACTGAACCACGAGTTCGAGAGTTAATTTTGGAGCGTGCTAGATACGTCTATAATGACCAAGTGGAGTTCTTCTACGAAAACTTCCAAGGGGATTTAATGGCGCTATCTCTTGAAAATTACAAAGCGGAGGAATAACGTGATTAGGGTTTTAAAAGAATTCTTTGACCTTAAAGAAGGTCAGTTCCGTCCAGTAGGTTCAACATTTGAAGAAACAAGAGAACGATTTGAAGAAATCAATTCTATCTTGCCTGGATTTGTTGAATGGGGCGAAGAAAAAACAGAAGTAGTTACAAAAATTGAGTTACCAGAAGAATAAACCTCAGTATCGTGATAAAAAGCCTGAAGCTCAAAATGGAGATTTAAGAACCCCCTTAACTTTCTATACTTCTAAAGTTGAGGATGGAGTAGATGGTCGAGATGTGAGTTTTGAAAAAGCTTTTTATACAATGGGGAAAGTTTACTCACCTAGCATGAAAGATATTGAGATTGCTAGTGGTAAGTCGATGAGAGCAAAAATGACTCTGAAAATTCGTGATCCTTTAGCAGATTATCAACCAGAAAATCAACATTTTGTTGAAGTGGGAGATATTCGCTTGGCCAACAAAAAATGGCAAATAATCGATATACGTCCTGATTATGACAATCGGGATTTTTTGATAGTCATTATCGGAGGTGGTCAGAATGTCTAGTGGTGCAGAATTAAAAGGTTTTGATGATGTTCTGAGAAACCTTGAAATGCGCCTTGGAGATGCAAAGGTTAAGCGTGCAACTAGTCGAGCATTAAAAGCAGCAGCAAACGAGACACTGGAAGATTTTAAAGATGCCTTATTAGTTTTTAAAGACAAAGGAGACACAATCGAAAGTGCAACAGCTGGTCGTGTGACTGGTCTTCCTGTAGGAGTTCCAGTCATTAAGATTGGTTTTGGTGCTGGTTCACGTTGGCGCTTAGTCCACTTGAACGAGTTTGGGTATGCTAAGAATGCACATCCAAGAGGTTTCGGTGTTATCAGACGATTTTCAGAATCAAATGCTCAAAAATATAAATATCGTATTGCTAACCACTTAAAGATTGAGGGATTTAGATGATTAAAGATAAGCTAACAGAACTCTACAATACTTTGAAAGAAGATAAGACTTTAGCTGGTATTAGTATCAAGTCATTTGAACGCCCTGAAACTTTACCAAATGACAAGACAAGTATTGTCATTAAACCTGTTGGTTCACCAATGCAGGCAGTAAGTGGCAGTGATACAAGTTTAGCAAAGGTTTTTCTCTATCAAATTAATGTAGAGTCAAAGAACCGTGTGGAGTGTAAAGAACTCCAAAGAAAAATTGAAAAGATTATGGAAGAACAAGGATTCTATCAAACCTCTGGAGGATTAGATGAATGGATTCCAGAAATCAAACGCTACGTAGATGCTCGGACCTATAAAGGTCGGAGCGCTCTATATGAAGAATATTAAAAATTAAGAAAGAGGTGCTATAAATGGCATTAGTTGGTTTTAAACGTATGACAGTTCGTGTGTTGGATGGGAACGCTACTCCAACACTTGGACAAAACCTTTTTGTAATCGAAGGTCAAACTGGTAAAGGTGCGACTCGTACTGCTAAGATTTCAGGTCTTGCAAGTGATCCAGTAAAAACCTATGGTAGTGACGTTGCTTACCACGTATCAAACCGCGGTGTTGGTGATGTTAAGATGGAAATGACTGCAGTTGACATCCCTGCAACTGTACTTGCTAAAATCCTCGGTCATGCAATCAAGGATGATATCATCGGTATTGGCGCTGATACAGTAGCTCCATACTGCTCAGTTATGCTTGAATCTAAAGCAGCAGATGGTACACAAGCACAAGTTGGTTTCTTCAAAGGTCAATTCTCAATGGATGCTGAGGAATTAGAAACCCTCAAAGACAAACAAGAAGAACTTCCAGATGATAGCTTGAGTTTCTCAGCTATTGCAAGTGATGATACAGATACTTCTGGTCTTTACTACATCAAGTACATCGGTAAAGACGAAGAAAAACTCAAGAAATTCAAAGGTCAACTTAAAATGGTTGCTGCAGGGTAGAAAGAGAGCGCAAGCTCTCTTTTTATCTTATTTCTAGAAAGGAAAGAATATGGCTACGGTTAAATTTTTAATTAAAAATGAAAAAGGACAAGATGTTCAAAAGACTAGTAAGGAAATCACTACTAAAGATTATCGTAACTACCTGATCATGAACGAAGCTTTAAACGATGATTTGTCTGAAGTAGAAAAGCTCGATAAAGAGTTAGAATTTATTGCTTCGTTGTTTGAAGATGTAGAAGTGGATGAATTGCTAGAATACACTGACATGGCTGACATCTTTGCAGTTTTCACAGACATTTACTCTCATCTCATTGGTGATGTTGACCCAAAGGGAAAAAAATAGAACCAAAAGAAGCACTAAAAAGGTTCTATGGATTCGTCAAACAAGCTACTGAAGGTCCATATGGTATGAGTATTCGTGATGTCATGGATACGAGCTGGGAGGATTTAATGGGAGTTATTGGCGAAACAGAATCAGCTAAGAAAGAGGAAGTAATGGACCTAGCTGACTTTCTGGAAACAATTTAAAAAAGGAGGATTAGAATGGCAGGTGGAACGCCACTAGGACAAATGTATATTGAGCTAGGGCTGGACGTATCAAAGTTTAATCCTACACTTAACGGTGCTAAGAATGCAGTAAAGTATTTTCAAAGCAACGTTAAGGCGCTAGATAGTTCTCTGAAAGATAATGGAAAAAACACAGACTTACTACAAGCAAAATACAAGACTTTAGGACAAGCGATTGGATCACAGAAAAAAGTCTTGGATGAAATGAAAAAGAGCTTTGATAAGCTCGAACCAGGCACAGCTAAGTTTGATAAAGCAGCTGCAGATATTGAACGTGAAAACGCAAAGTTGGCAGCAATGGAAGGACAACTTAGAAGTGTTGAACAAGCATTGATTGCAGTCGGTAAGGAAAACAGTTTCGCCACTCGTATAAACAAATTAGGAGATGGTTTGATTAAGGGTGGGGATAAGATTAAATCGTTTGGTGATAATGTTTCTACGCTCGGTGGAAAGTTAACTACTGGTTTAACTGCTCCATTAGTTGCAAGTGTTGGTTTGATTACTAAGGCAGCAATCGACTATGAATCTGCATTTGCAGGAGTTAAAAAGACAGTAGATGAAACTGCAACAGTTTCTTATAAAAACTTGTCAGACGGTATTCGTCAAATGGCTAAAGAATTGCCAGCTAGTGCAGTTCAAATTGCAAATGTAGCAGAAGTGGCAGGACAACTTGGTATTAAGGCAGATGATATCCTTAAATTCTCACGTACTATGATTGACATGGGAGAATCAACCAACTTGAGCGCTGAAGATGCTGCAACTGCAATCGCCAAGATTGCAAACATTCTAGGTCTAACATCGGACGAATATTCTCGATTCGGTGCATCTGTTGTTGACCTCGGTAACAACTTCGCTACAACCGAAAAAGACATCGTAGAAATGACAAATCGTTTGGCAGCAGGTGGTAAACTTGCTGGACTAACTGCACCAGAAATCTTAGGTCTTGCAACTGCCATGAGTAGTGTAGGGATTGAAGCAGAAGCAGGTGGTACTGCAATGACTCAAACACTAACTGCTATCGGTAATGCAGTTTCATTAACAACCAAGGACTCAGCAGACGATCTCGCATTGATTGCTAAAGTTGCAGAAATGACATCAGAAGAATTCCAACAAGCTTGGAAAGAAAAACCTGCTGAAGCTCTCCAATCATTCATCAAAGGTCTTAATACAGCGCACGAAAAAGGCGCAAACATGGATGCTATCTTGATGAAATTAGGCATGACAGGGATTAGGCAAGGAAATATGCTTAAATCTTTAGCTTTATCATCAGATAAAATGAGCGCAGCAGTAAATCGTTCTAACCAAGCATGGAAAGAAAATACTGCCTTAACCAATGAAGCAAATAAACGTTATGAGACTACGGAATCTCAGTTGAAAATGTTTAAAAACCAAATCACAGACCTAGCTATTGAGTTTGGCGGACCTTTATTAAAGGCGCTACGAGACGGATTGAAAGCAGGCAAACCTTGGATTGAGACACTGGCTAAGATGGCTAAACAGTTTAGTTCGATGTCTGAAGAACAACAAAGAAATATCCTAAAATGGGGTGCTTTAGCAGCAGGAGCTGGACCAGCTCTATCAATATTTGGTAAAGGTATTGGTGTTATTGGTAGCTTAACTCAAGCATTAGGATGGTTGACCAAAGGAACAAGTAAAGCAGTAGGTGGAATATCCTTAATGGCTAAAACCTTCCAAGCGTTTAAAACAACTGGAAATCTAACCTCTGCATTTCAACTTGCAAGCTCTGGTATGGCATCCTTTGGGACTGCTACGGTATCAGCTTCATCATCAACAGGGTTGTTAGGTACATCTATGAGTTTGCTTGCAAATCCTTTAGGATTGATGGTTGGCAGTCTTGCTTTAGCAACTACAGGTCTTGTCTATCTCGGAAACGAGAAAGATAAGGCTAGAATCAAGACTGAAGAGTTTGGCTCGCAGTTAAGTAGTACTGCACAAGGCGAGTTGAGAAACTTCCAGAAAACGGTTGATGAAACCAGTACAGCAGTCGCAAACTTCGGAACTCACGCTGGAGATGTTGAGAAAGTTTCAGGAGCTTTTAAAAAGCTTTATGAAGACATTCAAGCAGCAGCAGACCAAAGCAACAAACGAATGGAAGAACTTGGCGCTAAGTGGGGATTGAGTGAAGAACAAATCGCCACAGCCAAAGAAAGAAATGGTCAATATGTTTCAAATGCAGAAGCGATGATGAACCAAATCAATGAAATTTACCAACGACATAATGGTGATGCCAGCAAGTTTTCTCAAGAAGAAAAAGAAATCATCTTAAATAACCAAAACGAGATGATTAAAGCTAAGTTAAAGTTGATGAGTTTGTCTGAAGAACAACAAACAGCAGCACTTCAAGCTTTAAATGGTAAAATCAGCTCGCTAAACGAAACGCAATTAAAACATACTAGAGATGTTTTGAAACAAGCCATGGATGAAGAGAAGAAACTTTATGAAACATCCAAGAGTGAGTTGAAAGAGTTGTTGGACGGTAAAGCTATTGACCAAGAGACTTATAACAAGAGAATGCAAGAAGTTGAATCAAAGCATACACAAACTATGGAAGCTTTGGGGAGCAAGTATTACCAAGTTATGAAGGAACTGGATGAAAAAGTTAAGTCCAGAACTGGCCAAAGTTGGAACTATTGGGAAGAAGCTAAGAAGGCTTTAGAAGAATACGGTTTATCTTATGAAGAAATCGGACGTAAGGCAGCAGAAGCATCTCAAAAAGCAGGCAATTCTCACAGTATTCTCGCTAAATATACTAGCGAGATGAACAAAGAAGTCAAAGAAGCCAACGATGCTTGGTCATTGTTGGTTGGGAATATCGATAAGAACGGTAATTTCCAAGTCAAGTCAAACGTTAAGGAAGTCATTGGAGAAGCCGCTAAATCTGCAGAAGGCTGGGAGCAATTACAGTTCATCGCTAAAACTGCAGAAATCAATTCAAACGCTCGTGTTACCATTGCTGAAGCACTTGTAGAGTCAGGCAAGTGGAAAGACATGAGCCTTGAAGAAAAACAAGTAATCGTTAAGAACCAAGCAGGTATGCAAGCTATCTTTGATAGCGAGAAAAACCTCAAGATTTGGAACGATATGCCAGCAGAAGTCAAAGAGCTTCTTTTAAAGAACAATGACATCATGAGCAAGGCAGATGAAGCAACAAAAGCTCTCACAAATTATGAATCTTTGACACCAAAACAAAAAGAGCTACTTGCTACTGATGATAAATTCAGAAGTGCAGTTGCTCGTTCTACTGAAACATTGACCAACTGGAATGCTCTTACACCATTCACAAAAGACTTACAGGTCAACCCTGGAAACGTTCTATACAATGGTCAACTATCCATCGATAAGATTGGTGAGTGGAATTTAGCATCTGCTCAAACTAAGTCATTGGATGCAGTAGATAATACAGGTGTTGCAGTAGGAAGTGCAATCATTAGTGTGAACTCTCCTAAACAAGAGTCTCCTATTAATTTGTTTGCAGCTGACCAAACTTCAGGTGTACGTTTAGAAACAAGTGGAGCAATCAATTCGATTAAACAATACACTCCAGTAAATATCTTTGCTCAAAACAGCACACAAGGAACAGTAAGTCAAGTTCAATCAGGTGTAAATAGTATTCAGGATAAGACGGTTACTATCAACGCACAAGATAATGCTTCTGGGGTTCTTTCAGGTATTAAGAGCTGGATTGACAGCGTAACGGGTAATTTCTTCACCAACGTTTTTGCAAGTAAGCACGCTCATGGTACGAATTACCACCCAGGTGGACTTGCAGTAGTCAACGACCAAAAGAATAGCACCTACAAGGAAATGGTCACATTGCCAGATGGTCGTAGTTTCATCCCTGAAGGTCGAGACGTACTGCTACCACTTCCTAGAGGTTCAAAAGTCCTACGAGCAGATAAGACCAAGCGTTTAATGCGTAGCATGGGAATTCCTAAGTACGCAAACGGTATTGGTATTCCAAGTGATGCAAAATTCCTACGAGAAATGGAAAAAGCACAACAAAAAATTGTAGTACGCGATAAGAACACAAACAATGGTCAAGATATGGCAGAAGTCGTGTCTGAGATAGCGATTCTGAGGTCAAGTTTAGAAAAATTACTTACTGCTATACTTGAAAAACCTTCAGACACTTACTTGGACGGTGATAAAATCTCACTAACTACTTATAAAAACCATGGATCAATTTATGCAAGGGAGGGGATTTAATGTTTTTCCTTATAATTAATGGTTTCAATACATCCACCATCCCTCATAGTGTGGTTACTGATTTTGGGATAAGTGAGTGTGCAGAACCTAAAACATCTGAAATAGTTGATATTTATGGAATGAATGGAAGCTATCGTGTGTTAGATGGCTCGTATAAAAGTTATGAGCGCACAGTTTCTTTCTATCTTCCAAAACTTATCGACATTTCAACCATTATTGAAAAATTCCACGATGGGAAAAATGAAATTGAGTTTGGATATCAACCAGGTTCTTTATTTTATGCTGAATACATTTCAGCAAGTTACCACCGAAACGGACCACACGCATACACATTAGAAGTCAAGTTGTTGATGCAACCGTTCAGATACCAAAAGAATAGTGAACCTGTTATACTAACTAGTCCAGACACAATCACAAATCCTGGTAGTGTTTATTCTGAACCTATCATCGATATTGAAGGCAGTGGAGATGTATCACTCACGATTGGTCAGAAGACCATGCATCTAACTGTAAATACAAAAGCTACAATCGATTGTAGGCAAGGCAAGCAGAACATCTATAATGCGACTGGAGGGATACAAAACACTCTCAGAAAGCGTGGAGGATTCTTTGAAATCCCAGTAGGGAATACAGGTGTTACTTTTACAGGGAATGTTAGCAAGGTGACAATTAAACCAAATTGGAGGTATAAGGTATGATTTATTTAACCGAAGGAAATATACCTCTTAATGCTGCCTACGATGATGATATCGTACAAGAAGCAAATAGTACCTACCAATTAACATTTAAATTCCCTACAAACAACATCTTATGGCAAAGGCTGAGAGAAGAAACATTCTTGACTGCTGATGATCTACATGGTGAGCAAGATTTTGTAATCTTTGAAGTTGAGAAAAAGCATGGATATATTCAAGTCTATGCTAACCAAGTCATGACGATGTTAAATCACTATGTAGTCAATCCGATATCTTTAAATAGAGAAACAGGACAGACTGCATTGAGTCACTTTGCAGGAAGCATCACTCGTAGCAATCCATTCTCATTCTTTTCAGATATCGAAGATAGACACACCTTTAATATCGATAGCAAGAATGCTATGGACGCACTCACCAAGGATAAACACTCTATTGTTGGTTTGTGGAGTGGTGATTTAGTCAGACATGGTTATCAAGTACGGTTATTAAAGAATGGCGGTTCAGAGAATGAATCGCTTTTCATGTACAAAAAGAACTTGTCTAGCTATGAGCATAAGACATCTACTAAGTCTTTAAGGACTCGCATTACTTTCATTACAACCATCCGTGGTGAAGGAGAAAATCCAGTAGACAAGCACTACAAGGTTGTAGTTGATAGTCCACTAATCAGCAAATACAGTCAGATTTACGAAGACGTTGTAGAAGTCAACGACCAGGATGTTAAGGACGAAGCAAGCCTTAGAGAATATGGCAAGCAGTATTTCAGAACAACCTTGTGCGATATGCTCGAAGATAGCATTGAGATTGATGTTATCGGTCAGAGTGATGTTCCTGTACAGATGTTTGATGTCGTGGGAGTTTTCCACGAATACTATGATTTAGACGTGCGAAAGAAAATCACAAAATACAACTACTCTCCAATGGCTAAAAAATTGAAGAGTATTGGTTTTGGTGATTTTAAATCAGGTCTAGCAAGCGCGATTGGTAATGCAGTGAGCGATGCAGTCAAAGAAGAAACACACGCTTTTGAAACACGATTAAACAAAGAAATAGAGAACGCTGATTTAGCATTCGATAGAAAAGTCAAGGATATCAAAGATGAATTGACCGACGGTATCGAACAAGCAAAAGCAAAAGCTGAGGAGAATAAGAAGGCCTTGTCCGATGAAATTGACCGACGATTTCACGATTTCAGCTCGGAAGGATTCGATGAAGCCAAAACAAAGGCAGAAGAAGCTTTGAAGAAGGCTAGTGCGAGTGCTGAATTAGCAGATGAGGCAAAGCATATCGCTAGTGAAAATCAAATCACATTCACTTCGATGTTTGATAAAGTTAACAGGCAAGAAAATGAACTCTCTGAATATAAGCAAACGGTCAGTGAACGTATAGCGAACCTTTCTAGTCGAATAGCTAACAAGGCCGACGATGTTAACTTCCAGCGTGTGAGAGAAACTGCTCAGCTTTATGAGCGGATTTTAGGAAGTTCAGAGAGTGATATTTCGAGAAATGCTTCACGTTTAGTCATGAACGACCAAAAATTCCAGACTGAAGTCGGGAATTATGTAATCAACGATAACAACTTGATTGTCAACTCGGAAACGCTTGACAAGAGCACAACTAGCAAACTTAAAGAAGGAGTGTCGATAGTAAATAATAACGGAGTATTCACTATTGATATTAACGGTTTAACAAGTGCTTATTGGGGCGGTTTTACGTTACCAATTTATGTTCCGAAAATTTTAAAAGGAGAGGTTTATACACTCGGTTTCAAGTATAGGATTTTAAGACAGCTAGACCATGATTTTCGGGTTACTATTAAAAATCACGGTAAGAATAAGTCGATTTTACAAAAAACGGTTGAAGATGCCAATTCGCCTGCTCCAAGTGACTGGAAAGAATTTCAAGGGACATTCACTATGACCGAAGATTTCGAGTTTGGAACGGATGCGCATTATCCTCTATTCTTCTATCTTGTTAAAAACGGCCATGTCGAAGTCAAAGAACCGATGCTTGTCAGAGGGTATAAAACCGGAAGTTTTAAACCAAGTCAATTCGATGAAGCCTATCGAGGTATTGAAGCGACACGAACACAAATTACGCAAAAGTTAGCTGAATATAAAGAAACCTCGGATGGTCGTTTTGCTGCAATTTCTAGTCAAATAAATAGCAAAGTTAACCAGAGTGATTTCCAGCGGGTAAAAGAGACAAGTCAGCTATATGAGAGGATTTTAGGTACGACTGAGCAAGGCGTGGCAGATAACGCTTCAAGGCTTGTTATGTCTAGTCAAATTTTTCAAACAGAAGTCAAAAAACTCACTGAAAGTAGTTATAACCTTGTATTTGACCCAACCAATTTCAGCAAGTGGGATAAAAAGCAAGCTGAAGCAAATATTGTAGAAGTTCAGGCTGACACAAAATTGCTAAGAATCACAAATTCTGGTAAAAATCAACCTGTATATCATGGATTCAAACTACCTCTTACTACATCTAATTTTAGACAGGATGAGAAGCTTAGCTATCGCATGGAGGCCTGGGTTGATGTATTGCCAGATGCTCCTTTAGGAATTGAGCTATGGAACAATGACAGCGTTATTGCATCTGATAGAGTTACCTTTACAAAAACTGGTGTACAGGTTATCACAGGTACAATGACAGTCAATAAGACGACAACTAAATCAAGAGGCTACCCTCTTGAATTTTGGTTACTTAAGAACGGGACTGTGGCTATTGGTAAAGTATCTTTGGTACGTGGTGAAACACCTCCGCAAGAATTCAAAGATGATACATCGGCACAAGACCTTGTAACTCAAACAAAGGTGTCACAACTCTTTGATTCATATGCAATACAGACCTTGACAAGCGCAGGTTCTATCGTTTCACAAATCAATGCGACTAACAATCAAATTTTGATTGAAGCTAAAAAGATTCGATTAAAGGGTAAGACCTTGCTTGATGAACTGACGGCTATTGACGGTTATTTCAAGCGCCTATTTGTAGGAGATGCCACAGTTGGTACATTGAATGTTGATATTATTCGCTCGAATTCGATTTCAGCAGAAAAGCTGATATTTGATACTGCTCTAGCGAAGAAGCTTGTATCCAGCGATGTATTTACGGACACTTTAGCTGCTAAAACAGCCTTTATCAACAAGTTGAGATCAGTAGTAGTATCTGCAACCTTGCTTGAAGGTTATAAAGGCCGTATTGGTGGCTTCCAGATTGGTACGCATGACAAAGACCCTAGCACCTACTGGTTGACTGGTACTAATCAATTTGCAGTCGGTATGAGTAACGGTAACACTCAGTGGGGTCAAACTGCTCTTTGGGTTAACTGGGGAGATAACTGGGGAAAAGCAGGTGACTATGCTTGGTTCGTTAAGCGTACAGGAGAGATGTTCTGTTATAACAAGGCGCAATTTTGGAATACTCCTAAAATCCACGGGAATTTAGAAGTGACTGGTAATATCTATTATGTAAAAGATAATTACATAGCAGGATTTTGGGTTCACTCAGATATTTACACACATTTTCAAGAAAAAAACGGCTATTTCTATATGCATAAACAAGGTGGTGGATATTCTTGGATACCAATCAATAAAGAGATTTCAGACCGCAGATATAAGAGCAACATTCAAGATAGTCAAGTGTCTGGACTTGATGTAATTGAGCGGTTGAAAACCTACTCTTACCGTAAGGAATACGACGGAAAAATCGAGGATATTTCGTGTGGTATCATGGCGCAAGATGTACAGAAGTACGCTCCTGAAGCATTTTTGGAAAATCCAGATGGCGCTTATTCATATAACGTTTTCGTACTCGTACCTTATTTAATTAAGGCTATTCAAGAACTCAATCATAAAGTAGAAAGGTTAGAAACAACATGAACGAACAAGAAAAGCAGATTAGTAGTCTGACGATTAAATCATTAAGCGAACGAGTTAGCAACGAAGCTACTCAATCAGCTACGCTAGAAGCTCTATACACAGTTACAGCGATGGAACTCGAGCAAATGAAACGAATCATCGAATCCGATGAAGAACTTAAAAATAAATTTGAAGAAGTGAAAGGACAAACAAAATGACAGTAAACAACTACACACTCGCAACTAAACCTTATATTCGTGGTTTTGGTGACCAAACCAAAACAGTTGTAGAAATTCGCTTGCAAGATGGCAACCGATACAGCACGAATCAGCGTGAACTCGTCGGAGACCGCACTCAAGATAATGAAGAAACACTTATCCAAGCGGTTCTTGACATCCTAAAAGCTGAACTAGATCCTGGGTCAGCAATTGTCCAGGCTCAATCTAAAATTGAACAAGCTGAACAGAAACTTACTGAAACCGAAACCAAGCAGAATCAACTGCTTGAAATCACAAACAGAATCAACAAAGTAGTTCGTGTCATGGCTCAAGATTCAATCATGGGTGAAAAAATTGCTTATGGTACGACATATAAGGAACTCGTAGAACTCTTTCCACTTGCGAAAACTGGTGAGAGCTATGCCCCTGGTTCTATGTTTGCGATTGAAGACCCAGAGCACGTCGAACTTAACGGCGAAGGGAAACGCATCCTTATTCAAACCAATCAACAATTCATTTACCAGGGGGAAGCACTCAAACAACTTGAAGGCGCACCATCACAAAATGGAATCCTTGCAGTGTGGAAGTGGGATGCTCCTAAACCTGAGAAACCATCTAGCGAGCTAGAAACAAAACCTGTTCAATAAGAGGTGGTTTATGCAAGATTTTATGTTTGGCGAGTTAATTGGTCATCTTAAAAACCTATCTCACAGTCCATACATTCATATCTTTTTTTGGTTGATGGTTTTAGATATTGTTACTGGATATGTTAAAGCCTTTAAAACAAAGCGTTTTGACAGTAAGATTGGCACGATGGGATTGATTCGTCATTTCGTTGTATTCGTGGTCATTATGCTTGTAGCGATGTATTCGAGAGCGTTGGGGATCAGAACATTTGGCATCGGTTGGACAATGTTCTTTATTATCAACTATCTAGGCTCTGTACTTGAGAATTGGGAAGCTATTGGTTGGGCATTCCCAGAATTCTTGAAACCTTACATCAACCAAATCAAAAAAGATAACGCTAAGAAATTAGGACAGTTATTAGTCAATGTTGACCAAAAAGACAAATTAGAAATTGAGATAAAGGAGAAAGAAAATGAATAAAATCAACTGGAAACTACGTTTACAAAATAAAGTAACACTTATCGCTCTATTAGGAGCGGTATTCCTTATGTCTCAACAATTCGGATTTGAAATTCCACAAAATATTCAAAACGGTGTGAACACGTTCGTTTACATTCTTGTATTGCTCGGTGTGGTTACTGATCCAACGACTGCTGGCATCACAGATAGTGACAGAGCGCTTGAATATCACGAACCAAGTGAAGACTAAACAATTTGAGAACCCTTTTGGGTTCTCTTTCTTTATTAAAAGAAAGGAGGTAGCGTTTGAAAAAGGTTATCGAAAGAAAAATAACCGTTCTATCTAGTAACCGTGGTATTGAAAAAATGTATAACGAGTTTTACAGCCACGATAAAAATAATGCAGAGTTTAAGTTCACACTCGATGAATTGACCGCTACTAAGGTTATCTGCTTATTCTACTTTAAGACCACTAAGCGATACCAAGAAGTAGACGCAGTTATCGAAGACAATTCATTCACGGTTCAATTTGATACATCACTAATTACCACAGATGAGACCGTTATTGGTTATATCTACTTTGAGAAGGTAGAGCAGTCAGCGGATGTGTATAGCTTCTTATTCAACGTTCATGTAAGTGAGATTGACAAAGCAGTTAAAACGCCACTCATCGAACGTGAAACAGGGCGCATTGTTAATGTTAAGGATGTAGTAACCAAGCAAGAACTGGATGAACTCTTTGCCAAAATCAAAGAGCAAGGTGGAACTTATGACGATAGCAATATTCGTACTGAAATAAGCCATATTTCAGCCGATATTGAAGTTTTAAAGGCTAAGCCAGACAATAACACTATCTACGACGATAGCGCCTTAAAACAGCGTATATCGGCTTTAGAAAACAAGCAAGACAACGACACAATTTACAATGATGCAGAAATCAAGCAACGTTTGGAAGTTTTAGAACACAAACCAAGCGTAAATACTAGCGAATTAGTTACCAAGCAAGAATTGGAAGCAAAAGGCTATTTAACCAAGCATCAGAGCCTAGAGGAATACGCTAAAAAAACAGAAATTCCACAACCATACAACGATAGCGAGATAAAAAGGCGAGTTCAACAACTGGAAAACAAGCCAACGATTGATACAAACCAGTTTGCTACCAAGGAAGAACTAAAAACAATCTCTCTAACTCCTGGACCAAAAGGAGACAAGGGAGAAACTGGTGAACGTGGACCACAAGGCGCAACAGGTGAAACTGGACCAAGAGGAGCAGACGGTTTACAAGGCCCTCAAGGATTGCAAGGTATTCAAGGAGAACGTGGGCGAGATGGAGAGCCAGGACCTCGTGGAGAACGAGGGGAACAAGGCCCTGCTGGCTTACCTGGACCAGTCGGACCTCAAGGACCTATTGGACTTACAGGACCTAAAGGGGATATCGGACCTATTGGACCTCGTGGAGAGAATGGTCGTGATGGTGTGGGTATTCCTCAAAAGTTGAGAATTGAAGGAAATACCCTCATTCTGTCAGACGGTGGTGGCAATGTAACCCTACCAACTTCGACTAGTCCAAACAACCAAGCCAACCAGTACGAAATCCACGGTACTGGTATGCCAAACGGTAAGGTTGAAGCTCCAGTCGGTACGACTTATGTCGATACCAATGCAACAAATGGCGCTTTGAAATGGATTAAAAGACGAGGAACTGACAACCAAGGTTGGGAGGTGCTAACTGGAGATACTGGCTGGCGGACTTTAAACATCCAATCCAAACTAGGTAGCTCATATCTAAAAGTACGCAGAAAGAATGATACTGTCATGTATCAATTCGGAGGGCTTTCTTGGGGTTGGTTCGGTGTTGTTCGCAGAGGTGGCGCTGGATATAGCCCACAAGGGAGCGATAAAGAAAGAAACTGTTATATCTTAGGATTGAGTGGAGTCCCTTTAGGTTTCAGGTCTGAGTCTAGCCTCATTGGCGGGATTTATAACGACAAGGGCACGCCTTACGGGACTTGGTACCTTGGAGGCTATGGAGACAGTAACATGTTACGCTTCCAGTTTACTGACCCAGTACCAACAGACCGTGACATCGGAGATATTCGGGTAAGTTCTATTTCTTACCTAACAAGTGAACCGTGGCCAACGACTTTGCCATAAAATGAAAGGAAAATAAAATAATGAAGAAAAACGATTTATTCATCGACGTATCTAGCCATAATGGATACGATATTACAGGTATTTTACGTGACATGGGTACACAGAATACCATTATCAAAATTTCTGAAAGTACAAGCTACATCAACCCTTGCCTATCTGCACAAGTAGAGCAGTCAAACCCTATTGGCTTCTATCACTTTGCTTGGTTCGGTGGAGACAGTAACGAAGCTGAACGGGAAGCCCGTTACTTCCTTGATAATGTTCCTCAAAAAGTAAAATACTTGTGTCTTGACTACGAAGATCACGCTAGTGGAGATAAACAGGCAAATACAGATGCTTGTATTCGCTTCATGGAAATCCTCAAAGAAAATGGCTACGAGCCAATCTATTACAGCTACAAGCCATTCACGCTCAATAATATCTATTATGAGCAGATTCTTGAGAAATTCCCAAACAGTCTTTGGATTGCTGGCTATGGTTTAAATGACGGTAATGCTGATTTTGAATACTTCCCATCAATGGAAGGAATTCGTTGGTGGCAATATTCTTCAAATCCATTTGATAAAAATATTGTGTTGCTAGATGACGAAGAAACAGAAATTAATTCTGGTTGGAAGCAGAACGACACAGGTTTTTGGTACGTTCACAAGGATGGGTCTTATCCTAAAGAGAAATTTGAGAAGATTAACGGTACATGGTACTACTTCGATAATTCAGGATACATGCTCTCTGAATGTTGGAAGAAGCATAAAGATGAAAAATGGTACTGGTTCGATAAATCAGGAGCAATGGCTACAGGTTGGAAAAAGATTGCTGAGAAGTGGTACTATTTCAACGAAGAAGGCGCTATGAAGACTGGATGGGTTAAGTATAAGGATGTATGGTACTATCTCGACGCTAAAAGCGGCGACATGGTATCTAACGCATTTATCCAATCAGCAAACGGTAAAGGCTGGTATTACCTTAAACCAGATGGTTCACTTGCTGATAAGCCTGAATTCGTGGTTGAGCCAGAAGGGCTCATCACAACTAAATAAAAAACAGAAAGGATTTCAAAATTTAATTACACTCAACCGCTGGCAATTGCTGGCGGTTTTTTGTTTGCTCTGAAAGTACTTTCTAAAATAAAAAAAGTTTAAATTTCTTTATCAAAATACTTGACGAACGTAAAGTATAGTGTTATAATTAAGACAAGATAAGGAAAGGGAGTTCAAAAAGAACTCAAAGGAAAATCAAAATGGCAACATACGGACTTAAAAAATGGCAAGCAGTTGAAGCTAAAATGCGCCAAGCTGGACAATACGGACGTGCAAGCCTACTTGGTGAAGCTAAAGAAGTGCAATTCAATGAAGTTATGCACAAAGAAGGTGCATACTACGGTATCGAAGTTATCGCAGACGGTTCTAACTATGGAACTTATTACATTTCAGAAAAAGTTTGGGGTTAAAGGAGATAAATCATGGTTACAGAAGAAAAATTAATGGAAGCACTCGTTGACTTGTACGAGTCAGAATTTAAAGATGAACAAACATTTGAAGAATTCGCTGATATGCTAGATTTTTGGATTGATAAAGATGGTAGTATCTTGATTGAAGGCCGTGGCATGAAGCCCGTTGAAGGAGTGAAAGAAGTCGGACACGTAGATAACGGGGTGGTATATGCGTATTAACACATCACAAGTAGAAATGGTCTTAATGAACAAGGCCATTTCCGCTTATCGTTTAGCAAAAGAAATTGGCATACAAGAAAGTTCTATCTCATTGTTAAGAAATGGCAAGAAAGATTTTAATAAATTAAGTCTTGAAGTAGCTATGAGAGTTCAAAAATGGATAGATGAAGGCAATTATCGTTTTAGTTACGATTATAGCGAATTGATCGAGGAACTAGAAGCAGATATAGACGAAGGCTTGACAGACGAATATATTTATATCGTTCGTGGTGATTATATCGAAACGCTAGACAAATGCCCTATCATTGATTACTACTATACTGCTAAAGAAATCATGGACGGTGACTTTGCCGAAAAAGTCTTGACAAGTTCGGCACTTGCTGAAATGAAAGCAGATAATGAAATATTTTAAAAAGGGGCAAAAAAGGGGCATAAGGTGTAAACTTTTATATTTTTATGGTAAAAATTATATGTAGTTTATTTCTTATTTATACTTATTTCATAAGGTTTCTTTCTATTATATACTTATGAAACATTGTTAGCTCTTAAAGAAGCAGTTAAATAATGATTTTATAAAAAGCCCGTCATATCAAGCGTTTGAGCTTGTGTGACAGGCTTTTTTTGTTATATTGGGGCATCTTTGGGGCAATGATCAATACTTTTCCATGATATCTGCAACTGTTGATTTCATCTTTTTAGTAATATGGATATAAATTTGAGTAGTAGTCTTTGCATCTGAATGGCCCACACGATCCATAATAGCCTTGAGTGGCACATTATTTTCAGATAAACGACTGACTAAGGTGTGACGGAAGATATGGCTGGTAAGATTTTTATTTATAGGATGTTCAAGTCTTTCATCTGCTTTTTTTAAAGCAAGGTTAAAAGAATTTGTTTGAATAGGGACTCCATTTTTTGTTGTGAAGATGAAGCCCATGTCTTTATAACGAGGATTGATATTCTTCTCTAGTTCATTCATGAATTCCATCTCTTCTAATATCTCTTTTTCACGGGTGGTCATGACGGTTTCGCAATAGGATGCCAGGGTTTTCGGTGAAGTCTTTTCACCTTTCTGATATCCATTTGTGTGGTCGTAGGTTCCGTGAAGCTGCAGGATGTTAGATTCATAATCAACATTATGAGGCCCTATCCCCACAGCTTCTCCAATACGACAACCATTCAGGATCATGAATTCAGAGAGCAGTCCAATCCGATAAGTATTTGGCCTACGATATAGTTCTTTCAATAGCATTTTGATTTCATCTTCTTCAAGATATTTTTGTTCTACTTTTTTCCAATCTTCTAAAGTTTTTTAACTCTTGGAAGCTTAGCTCTCCTAGCTGGATTATCCTTGATAATGCCAAGGTCTATTGCATAATCAAAAGCAAGATTGAGCATGGACTTATTTCGCTCTTTTTTATTCCTTGAGCAATCGAGTTTATCCAGGTATGATTGAACATATTTTGGATCAATTTTAGAAACTTTGATACCAATTCCGAAGTCATCTTTTATCTCTTTGATATTTCCGCTTAATGAAGCGATAGAAGAACGTTTAATCCCTTGTTTGTAGAATGACCACCATTGATCAAAAAGCTCTGTAAAAAGCATTTCTGAGCTTTCTAGTGAAATTACAACATTTACAAGACAGAAAGAATATCCTCTATTAGTATTAAATACGGAGAGAATAATTCTCTTGGTAATCCTGCATTTGTTTTGATTCCGGCTGGCGATTCTGTAAATCCTACCAATGATAGCTCTGATTCAACAAAGGACAGATTAATTCTTGGTTCAACAGCAGCACAAGCAGCTGTCATTCCATCAGATGACTATTTTTATAGATGATTTAGGAGTATATTGGTCAAGTGAGATTAAATTATCAAATATATTAAAATGTATATATTTCGCTCAATTGACATTAGTGTATTTGCAATTATACTTCTCGTAAGTATTCTACTAATTTCTTTTACGTAAGTTGAACTTATGCCCCCCCTATAATAGATTCTATTTTTAGGGATTTATATCTATTGATGAAAACAATAAAATAAAAAAGAGGGATTATTTATAGTTAAGCCCTCTTCTGCTTTTGAAAGTATTCAAGAATTGAATATCAATTGCTCGATAAAATAATTTTTGTTTTAAACATTAATAATTGTATACGTAAGGAAGTAGTAATGTTTTAGACATATTCAAAAGCAAGATAATTATATAAAGATATCTTGAACTAACTGCTTAAGTAATGAACCAGCACTATTTATTGTTCATTATTGTATCTATTTAGAAAGTACAGTCTGAAAGAGTAGGCCTAGTCATATTACTGTTAAAGAAGTAATGTTAAAGAAGTAAACGTTTTTTTTCGTCTGGTCCCTGATCATTAATGCTTTTTATGATATAATACATAGTATTTTATTAATAAATATCAAAAACACAGACAAGTGTTACTGTCTGTGTTTTTAAAATTATAATTGTTTGAAATCTAAAAAATCGGGATGAGATAATCCCGACTGATTTCTAGTTGTTAAATAATAATTATTTTATGCTTATTCTGGTTCTACCAAAATCTTGATTTGAGATTTATCTTGTGTCAATTCGATAAAGCCATCTTGAACAATATTTTCCAATTTAATTTTCTTAGTAACTAATTTTTCAGCAGAGAAGTATCCTTGTTCCATTAATTCTAATACTTTAGGGAAGATATGACGATACGCTATAATACCTTTAAGTGATTTTTCTTGGATAGCAAATTCATTAGGATTGATACTTGCTTCTCGTTCCCAAATGGATACGACCATACATTCACCACCCTTATGAACAGCTGCCAAAGCTTGTCCAAGAACAACAGGAACCC